AATTCTTGTCTATCAATGTAAGCTAAAAGTGTGTTTGACTGTGTTAAAGTGCGCTTTTCTGCGGGTATTGCTCTCAGACTTGTTATTGCTGTCTTTATTTCTGTCAGGAATGACGGTATGTTTTGTTTTGTAAGTGTTTCAGTCATGAATTTGGGTTTAGGTATATCATCCGCAACGGAGCCTTTGATTTTCATAAGTTCGTCTAGATACCTTGTTTTTATTATACCTGGTTCCATTGAGGATGCTTCATTGTATTTAGCAGTCCACTGATCTTCGTTAGTAATACCCGCAATAAATCCTGAAATGTCCGCAGTTGCGGCATTCTCAAGTTCCCTTTTGTCCCTTGCTGCAACCAACTGTTCGTATATCTTTCTCCGGTTGGTCTTTAAAGAGCTGTCAGGCATGCTGTCTATCACACTTAATATAGCAGCAAATTCTTTAGGAGTGGTCATGCCTTTAAAGAAATTAGATTGGTCGCTGTTACTGTCTAGTATGGTTTTGTTTTCTTTCTTGAGTTTTACTAGCTCGTTGTATCTTGCCATCCGGTTAGTTTTCAAATCGCCGTCAGGCATGCTGGCGATCTGAGCTTTTTTGGCTAAATAATCGGCATCAGTTTTCAAACCAGCAAAGAACTCAGACTGATCGCTAGTCTTAGGGTTTGTGATAAACTGATCTTTAATACCTTCTAGGGCAGTTAAAATTCTAGTCTTCTTTCCCCCGTCAGTCATGTTGGTTACTTCATTGAATTTAGCAGTCCACTGAGCTTCGGTAGTAATATCCGCAATAAATCCTGAAATGTCTACAGTTTCGGCATTCTCAAGTTCCCTTTTGTCCCTTGCTGCAACCAACTGTTCGTATATCTTTCTCCGGTTGGTCTTTAAAGAGCTGTCAGGCATACTGTCTATCACACTTAATATAGCAGCAAATTCTTTAGGAGTGGTCATGCCTTTAAAGAAATTAGATTGGTCGCTGTTACTGTCTAGTATGGTTTGGTTTTCTTTCTTGAGTTTTACTAGCTCGTTGTATCTTGCCATTCGGTTAGTTTTCAAATCACCGTCAGGCATGCTGTCGATCTGAGCTTTTTTGGCTAGATAATCGGCATCAGTTTTCAAACCAGCAAAGAACTCAGACTGATCGCTAGTCTTAGGGTTTGTGGTAAACTGACTTTTAATACCATCTAGGGCTATTATAAGTCTATTCCTATAGTCCCCGTCATTCATCGCGTTTGCCTTGTTATACGCAGCAGTCCAATCTTCTTGCGTCTTAATATTAGCAACGTCATCAGAAATGTCTTCGGGCTTTTCACCTGTAAACGTAATCACACCCGGAGTATCTCCGCTCTTATAAGGAGTTATGTCTGTCGGAAGACCGTCCCCAGCCCTCCTTTGATCAGGTTCTCTGGCTACGGGCTTTAGGGTAGTTAAAGCGCCGTCATCCATCTGCGTGACTAAAGAAGTGTTTTTCAAAGCATCATAAGCTTCCTGGTCTATTACCGGGTCTCCAGTAATGCCCGGAGTATAAGTGCTATATTTGTCCATTGTTTCGGTTAATTCTATAATATTTTCGACCCCGCCGTCTTGTACAATACTAAGTACAGATGCTATATTCGTGGCGGTCTTTTCGTGTCCCTTCTGTGTGAAATACAAATTAACTAGGCTACGTTGACTAACTTCTAAGGCGTCTGCTTTATCTTGCTTTGCCTTAACCTCACGGGCAATCCTCTTATTTTCTTTCCTAGTCGCTATATCTTCTAATCTTTTCGCCTCGTCAGATCGTATAATACCTGCACTTAACTGCTCAAAGAAACCTTTGAAGGGGCTAGGGGCCGCTTTTTTAAATGTCCCAGCGGCTATTTTGCCTCGTACATTCGCGGCTTCTGATTTAAAGCTCATACTAATTCCTCTTCCAACACAGCAGCTTCTTCAACAGGAATTTCTTCTTCAAGAGTTTCCCCACCCAGCATTGCGTCTTGTTCGTTTTGAGGTGCTGTTATATCGGCAGGCATAGCCATCAGGCTCCCTGTAGGCTCCTCTAAGGGGGCTTCTTCTTCAGGCGCTTCTAGTTCCTCATCATCTTGCTCAATGATGCCTAGAGAAGCTTTTAGAAGGCTGGGTGTAATAATAACTCGATCTTTGTTCTCAATACCCAATTCATACTTCATGCCTACATCTTTAGCGGAAATCTCAATGTACCTAGCTAACGGGCCAGCTACTAAGATTGCTAGGTCAATACCTATCTTCCCTTTGGATACGGCCTGAAGGAGGATTGTAGTAACGACTGTAGTTATGTGAGCATCTATACCCAGCATCGCAAACACTACTTCTATCTGCTCAGGTTCATCGATCTTATTGATTAAATAATCAACAGCCTGATCGTAATCCACCAAATCAGGTGGCCTGTGCCACGAATAATTTCGAGTATCAGAAGTGTAATTACCGCCGGGTATTGGTGCATCAAGCTGCATCTATAGACTCCTTGTCTTTAGCATCTTTGTCTTTGGTGCTTTCAGTGGGTCCGTCCAGAAGCTCGGCTTCTAACGTGTCAAAGTACTCAGGCGTATAAAACAAGCCTTCAGGACTAAGCTCTGAGGTCTTACTTGGCATTTTACCCTGTAAAAATACCTTGATAGATTTCTTTATTGCGTCATCGAATGTCATAATTAAATATCCAGTACTTTACTATTTTCCGCCAAGTAGAGAGGTCATCCAACCTGAACCACTACTAGTTCCTAGGTATGCCCCGCCCAGTGTCAGTAAGCCGTCCATGAAACCGTTTCCGGAGGATGATGACGCAGACTGTGCCTGCATCTGTGACATTAGAAGACGCATCTCACGCTCCTGGTCGGCGTCAGCGGTTTTCCAGATGTAATCTAAAAGATTGTCTGCGCTGTCCCAGATGTTGTTCTGCACTTCTTGAGTAAGGTCCAACGCAGCTTTAACATCAGCGGTATGGGCGTCTGAAACAAGGGCTGTATTGGTAGTCTCAACTGTCTGTCTCCATTTAGCGTTTGAGACATCAATATTATATTGCATATTAGAAACAAATTGCTCACGGGCGTTTTTCATGTCGGCGTTAAACTCAACCGCCCCATTAGTCGCCCCCGCATTAAATTTTGCCAGTAGATTTTGTTCTGAGGAATTATGTCGTTGGATTGACGCATTCAGCTCAGAATAAAACGTATCTCTGTCGGCTGTAGTCTTCGCCGTGAACAGTCGATTTGAATTAACTTCTTTTGTATTGTCAAACATGGCCTGCACTAAGGCCTCTTTGTTCACAACTTCAGCCTGCTGCTCATTAGTTAAATTCTTCAAATCAAGTTGCATGAAGTTCTTAGCGTTCAAAACTGCTGCCTGAGACCTTACGTCTAAGTTAGTCATATCGATTTTAGATAGCACGTTTGCTTTATTGATGATCGACTCTTGTTTGTTGTCCAAGTTTTTAGTTGTCAGCGTCTGAAAGAAGGAGGCCTCTTTCTCAGCTACGCCTAGAGTTGCTTCCATGATCGCGTTGGACATCGTGGCTATGGCTGCCGTCCCAGTGATCCCGCTAAAAGCAATAGACCTTTGGGCATCTCTACTTAACGCAGCGGCCCACGGTGGGATCACAGGCTCATTATTCGGCCCTTTAAATTCCGAAGTAATGGTCTTCATTTGAAACAGAATAGAAGCCTTCGCGTCTACAAAATCTTTGCCTTCGCTACTTAACTTATAGCAAGAAGTTTCCCTGCTGCTGTACTAGTGTCGATAACTTTAGAAACATCCACACTAGCCCATTTATTTAAGGCTAATCCTAGTTCGTTTTTAGTGCCATCGGTATTCACACCAGTGGCAGAGCCTGTCATATCTAGTGTGAATTTATCGGCGTCTACTTGTGCATTGTCGCTCACAACGCCTGTAGCAGCCTGAACCATTTCTGCATCCGTCATAGCAGTCAGCTTGGATTCGTATGTTGGGGTTGCCGATTGAATAGCCGCATCAGCAGTTGCTGTAGAGCCTACAGTTGAGGGCTGGATGGCAATATCACCTCCAAGCTTGTATGCCTCGTTAGTAGGGTCGAGAGTAACTCCTTCAGCATCTGCATTTAGTTGCGGCTGAAGATCGGCAAGTTTCAAACCCCTGTCTGATAAAAACTTATTAGGGTCTGCTAATATTTCATCCATATCAGACTGAACTTTAACAAGGCCTGCCTTTTCAGCCATAGAAGCAATATCAGAAGCACTTGCCCCGCCCAAACCGCCGCCGCCGCCGCCGCCACCAGAGCTAAATGCTACCCCATTGTTTTGCTGGTACTGAGCTACCTGATCCGCGCCGTCATTATCGTTAGAGTTGTTGAAACTAGCCTGGCTACGCTGATAGCCTGTCATTGCGGTGGAAGGGTTAAATTGAGCAGAGCCTTCTCTATTTCCGTTTTGGTCTTCAACAATTCTAAGGAAGTCTACAACCTTACCGCCCTGCACCTCTACCTGATATGGCATCCCTGCGAAGTTATACGAGTATTCAAACTTTTTACCTTCAGCAGAACGGGTGTACACCATTCGGCCATCTACTTCTTTCCCCTCATCCAATTCGGGGTCTAGGTCATTTGCCCAAGACGCTAATCCCCCCAATACTTTTGGGAGAACTGACAAAGGGTCCATAACTGCGCCTAAGCCTAATTGAATTGCAGATTGGGCCTTTGGCGCTGATCCGGGTACTCTAGATGTAACTGTACCGTCAGATTGCAAGTTGCCATCGTTAGTATCATCATTTCCCCTACCAGAATATTTCTTACCCACTCCAATGTCCGACTCTGGAATAGCCACTAGGCTGGCTGAGGGGTTAGATTGCTGATTATCATAACTAGCCTGAGTTACGAGATCACCTCCGCTGTATACAGCATCATCGCCAGTCGAAAATACGTTTGCAACGCTCTCAGTGAAGCTGTTCCCACCGCCGAAAGTACTTGACCATAATCCCATTTATTTATCCTTTTCTTCGTCACAGGCTCTGATCCTGTCGCGCAAGTTCACATAATCGGTGAGGGCCGTTTCAAGGGCGGTGGCTGACGCAGGGAGACTATCAATCTCTTCCGCAAGCTTTTGGTTATATTCAGGTGAATACTCTGCCATTGGAGGGCAGTAGATTTCTAGCTTGGTCCTATAGACCGTTCCCGCGCAGCCTGTCAGTAAGACTAGCGCGGTCATTAATATCATCTGTCTCATGCTCTGCCATTTTCTTATAAAACTGAGTTGTCTTTTTCTGCGCCTGTAAATCGTCTTTGAGAACTTTATTTTTCTCAGCGGCGTGGCCTTTAACTCTCCCAATCAGATAGATAATGGGAAGAGCTACTGTTAATGCTGCTATGATGTATGTTTTAATCTTGCCGAAAATAAACACTAGTGGACGCCGTCCTTATTATCTTTGAATCGTGCGTAAGCCGCTAAAGCTATGCCTCCAATAGCACAGAGTAAGAATATAGTTTTCAACATAGGTGCATAAGCAATAAGCCCCTGCATTTGACCTGCAACCTCATTCATCGCCGTAGCTGCACCCGCAATACCTGCACCCGCCATAGTCTTACTTTTGGCAAGAGACTTAGGGCTTTCTGCTGTAGGCTTCTGAACCATTAATGGCCCACCTTCATCAGACGGCAATTGAGCGTCCTGACTAAAGATAGCTGCTTCTGCTGTACGGCGTCTTGTAAGACCTCTCAAAGCCTGTAGCTGACCGTCTACACGGGCTTTATTCCAACGCAGTATTTGCTCTGGGACTTCATCGTAGAGGCCCTTATTAAGCTTTTTAAGAAGAGTAGAGGTTTGAAAGTTCTTACCTCCTCCCAAGTTAAATACAAAGGATACAAGAGCATCGTACTGCCCTTGAGTTAACGGTACATTGACGCACTTTTTAACAGACCGTCCAGCCTCGTTAAGATCATCAAGTAGAAACTGATCAGCCTCATCCATAGTAATCTTCATTCCAGAACGGACGCCGCTACAGTGACCCCAAGCTATTGTCCACTTCCCAGCGGGGCAGCGATATGAATGTATTAAGCCATCGTCTTTAAGTGTGTGTAGCCCTTCAAACTTCTTAACAAGTTCTATGCCTGCTCGTGATACGGTTACTGGATGCATGATTACCTCGTAGTTGCAAATGGGGCAGCAAAGCCACTGGAGGGTAGTTCGCTTGACGATGCT